GTATTAGAACGTGCCAAAATTCATGCCAGTGAAACTGCCTGGGTTGGAACTAAATTTGATGCGGTACTTGACAATAATCGTACAATAGATGATTTGTATGCTCAAGTTAAAGATCTGGTACAAGATCCCCTTGACGCCAACGAATCCCTTCCTTATGAAGCACACGAGCACAATTAGCACACACAGTTTTTAGATTAGCTGGTCTGCAATTATTCAAATCAGCATCCACGTGAAATACAGAAAATATTTCTCTGTGAGGACTTTTGACACCGCATTTGTCACAGGTATTTTTAAGAACATATCCGGCACGTTGCCAACGAGGTTCTTTGACGCCCCGCAAGCATAGCCCACATTGACTCCTATAGAAGGTTTTGCCGTCTTTGTAGTAATTGATAGCTGTTGGGCTCCGTCCGCATGAACATAGTGGTCGCATGGTTTATTTAAGCCTTTTCAAGACCTTTTCTCAGCGCATAACCAAGCCAAAAATTCAAAAAGCCATAAATACATTAAGAACATGTATTCATGGAGATTAATAATATGGCTCAACTAAGTTCACCCGGCGTAAGCGTATCAGTAATAGACGAATCGTTTTATACACCAGCCGCTGCCGGCACGGTACCGCTATTCATTGTAGCGTCCGCACAAGACAAACAAAACGGTGCTGGAACAGGCATTGCACCCGGAACAAAAAAATCAAATGCTGGCACTGTATACTTATTGACCAGCCAAAAAGATCTAAGCGATACATTTGGTGTTCCAAAGTTTTACACAGATGCAAACAACAATCCTATTCATGCTGGTGAACAAAATGAATACGGATTAGAGGCCGCTTACAGTTTCTTAGGCGTAAGTAATCGTGCGTATGTAGTACGTGCGGACTTGGATACAGGTGCTTTAACTGGCACTGCAACTGCACCACACGGCGATCCTGCTGACGGCACATATTGGTTTGATACTACTGATACAAAATTTGGTGTATTCCAATGGAACGCAAACCCAGCAACAACTACTGGCGGACAAACATTCCAAGATCAACAAGGCATAAACAATCTAATAGTGTTAACTGACACTACCAAAGTTGACACTGCTGGATCATTAGGATCTGCAGGTGCACCATTGCCAAGTATCGGTGCTGTAGGCGATTATGCAATTGTTGCCACAACAAGTTTAAACAAATTATGGTTTAAGAAATATTTGACCGACACAGCCGCAGGTGTATGGGTTGAAGTGGGAACTAGTGCTTGGGCAAAAAGTTGGCCAGCTGCCATTGGAACTATTTCAGCAGGTAGTGTTACATTAGCAAGCGGTACTGACACATTTGTTGTTAATGGCACAACTCTTACAGCTAGTGGAACTACACTAGCAAGTTTAGTTACTCAAATCAATGGTAACAGTACACTAACAACAGCCGGTATCAAAGCGGCAATTATTAACGGTTACTTGAATCTGTATACAGATGGCACAAACACAAACAACGCAACTTATCTAGGTTCTATTACATTGAGCGGTACAGCAGTTGCTAAAGTTGGTTTATCATCAACTATCTACATGGCTCCGCAATTACAACTCAGCGCACACACCAGTGTTCCGTTGTTCAAAATCGCAGACAATACTAATACAGCCAACGGTGCGCCAACAGGATCTGTTTGGATCAAGACTACCAATGCAGATTACGGTGCAGACTGGATTATCAAAAAATACAATGCCAGCACCAGTGCTTGGAATAGTTTACCAACAAAACTAGCAGTAGGCGGCAGTCATGCAATTTATGCACTTGATCCTGCTGGCGGCGGTATCAACTTAGCTATTGGTCAAGTTTATGTAAAATATAATGATGACGAAGGCACACCTGCTTTAGGTCATTTTAAAATTTATACACGTAGTGGTGTTGGCGCAACTGTAATTACAGGTAGCGCGGTAACTGCAAGTACATTTACAGCTGGGTCAAATACATTCTCTGTTAGAGAAAGTATTGTTGGACAAGCAGGTTTATGGTATCCAAACGTAGTAATTCCTACAGCTACTACAGCGTCAGGCGGTACAGTTACAATTACTGTTCCAACTATGACCAACGCATTGATTGTAGGACAAAAAATTGTATTGTCAGGTTATACTCCAGCTGTTTATAACGGCGAGTGGACTGTAGCTAGTGCAAGTACATCATCAATAACATTCTCAAGTACCACTGCTACTGGCACAGTAACAACTATTGGTCAAATGAATCACAGTTCAATTGTTGCATTTACAGCAACTGGTGCAACTAGCGATGCGGCATTATTGGCAACAGCATTTAACGCTGCCATGCCAACAGGTAGCAATTTAGTTGCCAGCGTATCCAGTTCAAATCAAGTGATTATTACACACAACTTAGGTGGTGAAATTAGATTCCTTGACGGTACAAGTACACCTATTAGTAAAATCTTTACCCCACTAAGCGGCGGTGTTGGCACTGCTAATTTCTACGCTAATCCAAATTCAGCATTGACAACACAATATGTTGCTAGCTTATGGAGTCCTGTAAACAGTGCAGGTAACGCAGTAGCTCCTGCAAGTGCGCTTGCTCCTACTACAGTTCCTGCTGATGGTACACTATGGTATAACAGCTACATCAGTGAAGTAGATATTATGGTTCACAATGGTACTACATGGGTTGGTTATTTGACAACTGCTGGTAAAGCAGTTAATCAGCTATACGGTTCAGGTATTACTGATGCTAGCGGTCCAATTGTGAGTGCTAGCCAGCCAACTACACAGGCTAACGGCAGTGCTTTAGCACACGGTGATTTATGGATTGACACTAGCAATTTAGAAATGTATCCATTAATACACAAGTACAACTACTTGACTAAGAAATGGGTATTGTTGGATGATGCTGACCAAACTAGCGAAAACGGTGTAGTATTTGCTGATGCTCGTTGGAGCACAGACGGTGGCGCCGCTAATGGTAACACTCCTAGTTCTATCACAGATTTGTTAAACAGTAGCTTCTTAGATTTTGACGCTCCAGATCCTGCATTATATCCAAAAGGTATGTTGTTATGGAATTTACGTCGTAGTGGTTTCAATGTGTTAGAATACATGACAAATTACGTAGACATAACTGCAAGAAACGTTCGCATGAGCGGTGTGTCAATGAGCACATACTACGCAAATCGTTGGGTAAGCCACTCTGCTAACCAAATCAACGGCGCTGGATCTTTTGGTCGTAAAGCTGTTAGACAAGTTGTATTGGCTGCCTTAAATGCAACAATTCAAGGCAATCAACAACTACGTGATGAAGAATCACGTGTGTTTAACTTGATTGCTTGCCCAGGCTATCCAGAAACAATCAGCGAAATGGTTGGATTGAATGCAGATCGTGGTTATACAGCTTTCGTAGTTGGAGATACTCCTGCACGTCTAACACCAGATGCCACAACATTGAGCAACTGGGGCAACAACACAAAGAGTGCCGCAGTAGATGGTGACGATGGTTTGATTACAACTAATCCATACTTAGGTGTGTTTTATCCATGGGGATACACGACTGACTTGTTAGGTAACAATATTGTTGTTCCTCCAAGCCACATGATCCTACGTACAATTGCTCTAAGCGATAATGTTTCTTATCCATGGTTTGCTCCAGCAGGAACACGTCGTGGCGGAATTACTAACGCAAGTAGCGTGGGCTATGTTGATCCTACTACAGGCGAGTTCCATGCAACTGCATTGAACACTGGACAGCGTGACACGCTTGCAAGTATTCATGTAAACCCAATCACATACTTAACAGGTATTGGATTGGTAAATTATGGCCAATATACACGTCAATTGTCAGCAAGCAGTTTAGACAGAATCAACGTAGCACGTCTAGTTGTTTATCTACGTCGTCAGTTTGCACAATTGGCTAAACCGTATATATTTGAACCAAACGACACAATTACACGCAATCAAATTAAGGCAGCGGCTGAACAGCTATTGCTAGAATTAGTTGGACAACGTGCATTGTACGATTATCTAGTAGTGTGCGATACAAGTAATAACACACCAGCAAGAATCGATCGAAGCGAATTGTATTTAGATGTTGCGATTGAGCCAGTGAAAGCTGTTGAATTCATCTACATTCCATTACGTCTAAAAAATACCGGTGGCATCAAAGCTACTGGCGGTGTATAATTAGGAGAACATTAAATGTCAATTGCATCATTATCAAGATTTACAGTACCGCTAGCATCGGGTCAAAGCTCTGCATCACAGGGCATGTTAATGCCCAAGTTGAAATATCGTTTTAGAGTTTCATTTATTGGATTCGGAACAGATAACGCTACTACAGAACTAACCAAGCAAGTGGCAGAAGCCGCCCGCCCACAAGTTCAGTTTGAAGACAAAACTATCGAAGTTTATAACAGTAAAATTCACTATGCTGGCAAACCAACATGGCAGAAAATGACTCTTAAACTACGCGATGATGTTACCAATGCTGTTACTAAACTAGTTGGCCAGCAAGTTCAGAAACAATTTGACTTCTTTGAACAAGCTAGCGCGGCATCGGCAGGTGACTACAAGTTTACAATGAAAATTGAAATGTTAGATGGCTCTAACGGTGCTGAAGGCAACGAAAGTGCGGCTATGGAAACATGGGAACTATATGGTTGCTATGTACAAGAAACTAACTTTGAAACTCTAGCATATAACAGTGCAGACGCTATGATGATTACTTTAGGTATTCAATATGACAACGCACAGCAAACTACTCCAGGATTAACTTTTGGAGCACAAGGGTTTAATCAGTTACGCGGTACAGCGGCTACAGGCGGCGGCGGAACTACAGCTTCCTAATATAAAAACCCACTTCGGTGGGTTTTTTATTGACTGAGCATTAACTACCCATATTAAAGCTACGTATAAATAGTAGTATGGCATTCACTCCCACAAATCAGCTAGTAGCAGATAATACTATAGGTCTCCGAGATTGGCGCCATGCGGCCCGCTTGTTTTCCGAAGATCAATTTAGATTGGCTCCAAAATGGAATTTTTCTTTCCATGTTGCGTTTAATATCAATCCTGCCGCTTGTAAAAATACCTCGTTAGTGCTGTCGCATGGACAAGAAATTAACATGCTGGTTAAAAGTATAGATTTGCCCAAATTTAGTTTGAGTGTGGAAACTGTTAATCAATACAATAGACAGAAAGTAATACAAACTCATCACAAATTTAATGATATTAATGTTAAATTTCACGATGATAACATGAGCCTTATCAATCAAATATGGCAAAATTATTACAGCTACTACTATGCAGACAGTACCAGCGCCATCAATACTGGCCCATACAACAGAAACGCTACCCGTAGCAGTGATTTTATAACAGCACCTTATGGCCTAGACAACGGCAGTTCGACTCCTTTTTTTAATTATATTAAAATTTATCAAATGGCCCGTCATGAATGGATCAGTTACACATTAATTAATCCATTAATTAAATCATGGGATCACCAAAATGTTTCCTATAGCAAAAATGATGTACACGAATTTTCTATGAGTTTGAGTTTTGAAGCTGTAACCTACGATATGGG